ATATAAAGCCAAGAAAGATATATGATACTATGATTGTTGAACAATTATTGTATTTAGGATATCCTTCTTATGGAAATTATGGAGGAGTAAGCTTCTCTCTCAAAGAAATGGCTATGAGATATTTAAATATCAATATAGACAAAACTGTTAGAGGCGAAATTATTTGGAGAGGCTTAGATAGTAGCGTTATTAAATATGCTGCAGGAGATGTTGTTTATCTAGAAGATATAGCAGACAAACAATTTCTTGAATGTAAAAGTAAAGGTTGCATAGTAGGTGCTCAGTTAGAGTGTGCAGCAGTACCAGCAATGGCATATCTTGAATGGTGTGGAATTAAATTGGATGAGAAGAAATGGAAAGCTAAAATGGAGAAAGACCAAAAGAATCTTGCTGAAAGAAAGGCTCTTCTTGACCAATTTATTATAGATTCTGGACAATTTGAAGAATATACATATGTTGATACTCAAGGATATTTATTTACAGGATTTGATTTGACTCCTAAATGCTCTGTTAATTGGGATTCTTCTCAACAAGTAATTAAAATAGCTAAGAAATTAGGATTTAATACTTCTATTCAAGACAAAAAGACAGGTGAAGATAAAGATACTGTCCTTGAAAAAGAGTTGTCTAATCAGAAAGGTATAAATGATGAATTTCTAAAGCTCTATTTTGATTATAAGGAAGCTTCTAAAGTAGTAGGAACTTATGGGCAGGGTCATTTGGATTTGATTAATCCAAAGACTGGTAGGTTACATACTACATTTAAACAAATAGGTGCAGCTACTGGAAGGATGTCTTCAGGAGGAGGCTCAAATAAAGATTTAGCAAAGTATAAACACCTCAAAGACATTAAGTATGTAAATTTGCAACAGCTTCCTCATGATGCTGAAACTAGAGCATGCTTTGTGTCTGAGAAGGGTAATATGTTTGTATCTTGTGATTTTTCTGCAGAAGAGTCTAGATTAGGTGCAGATATTTACAATGACACTGAAATGAAGAAAGAATTCACAGAAAGAACTGGAGATACTCATGCAATGTTTGCATGGGCAGTATTCAGAAAAGAGTGTGAAGAGTGTGGTTGTACTTCTGCACTAGAAGTAAAAAAGAAAGCTCCTCAATGGAGAAATAAAGTTAAGGGAGTTGAATTTGCATATTTGTTTGGTGCTGCTGCACCTACAATAGCAAAGTCAGCAGGTTGTAGTGAAGAACAGGCTCAGCAGTATATAGATGACCTAGATAAGTTCTTCTCAGGTAGAACTGCCTTTGTTAAAAAGGGTAGTGCATTTGTTAGAAAGAATGGGTATGTAGTAATATCACCCATTACTGGACACAAAGTCTACTGGTGGGATTGGGAAGAATGGAAAGAAAGGCAAGCATCCTTTAATGAAGCTTTTTGGGAAGATTATAGACTTCATCATAAAGGTACTGGCGATGATGTTGCTGTAATGGTAAGAAACCATTTTCAAGCAGCTAGTAAATATGATAGGTATGCCCTTAATTCACCAACTCAAGGTACTGGAGCTATCATTATGAAAGATGCTATTACTCAATTATTTAATTGGATAGTTGACAATAATATGTTTGGAAAAGTTAAGCTCTGTGTAGTAGTTCATGATGAAATTAATTGTGAATATCCAGAAGAGCTAAAAGAATTTCCTCAAATACTTGCATCATTAATGAGTGCTTCTGCTGCTAAGTATTGTAAATCACTGCCAATTCCTGCTGAACCAACAGTAGAACACTATTGGGTACATTAATATGAAATCTTGGTGGGAAAATTTATTGGAGTTGTTAATACTAATACCATTGAAATTGTTAGAGCTATTGTTAAATTGCTTTGCATTCATTATATTAGCATTAGCAACTCCTTTTATTCAAATTATTAAAGCTATAAAGTCTAAGTAACTATGTCTGATGACAATGTTGAAGAGGTTGTAACGCCCTCTTTTGTGCATGATATGTTTTACAATAATACAGTTGACAGTTCAAACAAAGGCTGGGTTATTGTTATATCTGGTAGAGTTCTTACCATAAGTGGTAAAATGTTCTTTAAAACTAGAGAGCAGGCTGTTAAAGCCTTTTATAACTCTTATAATTGGAGAATAAGATATAAAATACATACAGAGTTGTATGGCGATAATCGTTGGTGGAGAGCAACCACTAATTATTGGGCCCAAGCTAAGAAAATTCTAGAAACAAAATACGGTTTAGGATTTGTCAAATTATGAATGATATTGTAAATCATCCATCTCATTATAAGGGTAATGGAATGGAGTGTATTGATGCAATGATTGGGGCATATGGAGCAGCCGAGGTTGCATCATTTTGTAAATTAAATGCTTTTAAATATATCTGGAGATGTTGTCATAAAGGCAAATGTGCCGAAGATGTAGATAAGGCTATATGGTATCTTAATAAATTTAAAGAACTTACAAAAGATGAGTAATCTTGGTGATTATCCTCTTGGAGCAGATTATGACCCCAATGCTCCTTGGAAAGACTCAGAAAATCCTGAGGTTGAACTTGATGTTGTAGTAAGTGTAACTCTTAGTAAAACAGTAAAAGTGAAGGTCACAGACTATCTTATCACAGATGAAGGTGTTGATGAAGATGGTAAATATTACTGTGATAGAGATTACTCTGATTGCAATCTCTTAGCTGCTGTAGAAGAACAAATTGTTCTTCCTCAGCACGCCTCCTTATATGTAGATGTAGGGAAGAATCTTAAAGCTGCTAATGATTTGTCAGGATGGCATGTTGATGAGATAGAATGTGTTAAGGAGTAATATTATGGAAAGCTCTAATAACAACGTTTATATCAAAAGGGGAAGAAAGTATATTCCTTTTGGTAGCCGTTATGATGAACGGTATTTGCCTGATGGAATATGGTTTGTTCATCATAATGAGTACTCACATGGACATACCAATGTAGACCATTACTTAGAAGGTCTGTTTAGAGTAGGAGATTCTCCTAAAGTAATTGATGTTCCCAAATTATGCTCAATGAAGAAATATGTAGATTATGTCTTAGAGAGCAAAGAAATGAGGGACATTATGGATAGTGGGAGATTTTCTTATTTAGAGTTAGTGTCTAAGATTACTGCCCTTGTTGTTGAACTTAATGAAAAAGTGAAAAATGGGACTAGATAATGGTATAATTTTAAAATTGTCAAATAAGAAAATTCCTGAAGATTTCCCTAAGCAGGATGCTTGGTGGATTGGCTCACAGGAAGAGGTTGACAAAAATGGAGAATTTGAGGTTGCCTACTGGCGAAAGTGTTGGGATATTAGAAGTATTATATTAGAAGTACTTCATGCTGGTCAAGAAGGTGGAAGTTATCCTATAGAAGCAGATGACCTTCCTGCCATTCGTAGGGGTATAATACATCTTATAAATCCTAAATACTATGATAATGAGTCAGATAGTATTTGGGAATATGAGGAAAGAGTAGATGGGGAGTTGCAGATACTCTTAAATCTTATGTGGCTTGAGAATTACCTTAAGAAACATCCTGAAGATTCTGCATACTTCTATGATTCTTATTAGTTATGGCTAGAGTTCATAAGATAGATGATTTTCAGTTTACTCTTGATTGTATCAATAAAGAATTTGAAATTATTGGAAGTGGTCTTCATTGGGATAATTTTTATGCTTTAAGAGATTGGACTAAAGAGCATAAAGAGTGGTTTCAAGAGTATGCCTTTACTACAAAAGAGCAATATCTTGCATGGAAAGACTATTTCCTTACACACTTTTATGACTGGAAGCCCAAGAGATACTCTAAAAGAGATGCTGAAAGAGAGTTCTCTTGGTTTAGCTTATCATTTGGTTTCAAATGTGACTTTGATATGAAAGAGCTATATGAAACATCTAATTAAAATTTATAACACTTGGAGGAAGGCTAAAGACATATTTGTCAAGCCTTCCTTAAAGTGTTACTTTGGTAAATGGAGTAGAGACCCTTGTCTTCCTATGTGGAGAAGGGGCCCTGTAGTGCCTATATTAGGCTGGAGAAGAATTCGGAAGTATTGTTATCAGCTTAAAAATTCTGTGCAAGTCTTTGAAGGATACTCTGAGTGGAATGGACAACAAATTAAGAGATATGGGTGGTCAACTCACAAACTTCCTTGTAATTTACACAACTGGGATTGGATGTGGAAACCAAATATCAGAAGGAAACTTAGAAAGTATCATTTAGGTTGGATTAAACCAGTCTACACCCTTCCAATATGGCTATCATTTCATATTTATAACCACGATGTAATATGGAAAACTAAATATGGTGAAATAAGATATGAATTTCCACCACAGTTTACTATAGTATTCTTTGGTTTGTCTCTATCTTTCTGGCTAAAAAGCCCAGTAAATAATGAATTTGCTTGGGATGACCATTATTGGGAAGCCATATTAAATCATGTTTATGAAAATAAAACTGGAACTCTAAAGGAAACAATTGAACTTACTGGTATTTGGACAAAATTTGGTAAATCCAAAGA